CAAATTATCCTATTACGGTTTCATTGATTGTTGATGATGAAACTAATGGGGTTTCTATGAATACTCAAAAAATAGATTATGAAAATGAATTAGCAGTGCATCATTTTGAAGGAAATGAAAGTTCTCCAAGACAATTTATACAAGAATACATAACAGGAAATATAAAAACAAATGCTATTTTAAATTATGATTATGAAGTTCAATTAAACGAAAATAAACGTCAAATAGTGCTGATAAAACCAGATTATATTTCCTTGTTTGTTAATGAATTTACAAAAATAGCAAACGAATAATATGATACCAACAGTAATTCAAACAAATAGACCAACAATAAAAATTAAAGGAGTAGATGTTACTCCTTTAATAAGATCTATTTCATTAACTGAAAGTTTATTTGAACCCGTTTTGAAAGGATCGTTTACTTCTTATGATACGGCGGATTCTAGAATTTATCAAGCAACGGGTGCTTTAGGTGAATTAAATCCTATAGAATTTTCCTTTTATAGTATGTTTAATGATTCTCCAGAACAAACCATAAAACCTCAAAACTTATTGGTGTACAAAATAGAACCGGGTTATACGGAGGGTATATCAAATTCATATAATACTGGATATTTTGCTTCTAAAGAGTTGTTTGTAAATCAATCGAGAATGATATCAAAATATTATAAAGGAACAATTTCTGATATAGTTCAAAAGTTGTGCAAAGAAATAAGCATCAAGTGTGAAACCAGTTCAACTAAAGGTCAAATTAAAAAAGTGCTACCTTATGATTCTGTCTTTGGACACATTATAACTCTTTCAAAACAAGCAAGATCCGCCAATAATCCCAAAAATGTTGATTTTGTATTTTATCAATCAATAGATAATAAGTTTCATTTTAAACCTATATCTGATTTTAAAAATAAAGGGAAAAAATGGGAATATAAGGTAGTGCAACCTTCTCCTTTGTTGAGTGTAAATGATGCAAAATATTCTGTTTTAAAACATTCTGCGGATCATTTTAGTCCAATAGAAAATGCATTAAATGGAATGTATTCTTCTGAAATTATTTCCTTCGATACTACAACTGGTGATTATTTGTCAAAAACACATGTATATTCTGATAAAAAATATACAAAAATATCTAATAAAAAAATAGTAAACTCAGAAGGAACATTTCAACAAATTGCACAAAGTGGAGTTGCTGTTAGAAGGTTTAACAAACAAAGATTTTTGTTTGATTGTTCAGAAGAACCTGCTGGTTATGATGAAGTTGGACACCAAGATGATTGGGTCGGTGATAGAATGGCAGTAATGCAAACCGTAAATCAAGTTGTTTTAAATTTTGTTGCACCCGGCAATAGTAATATAAAAGTCGGAGATATCATTATTTTCCGAAGACCAAATAATGAAATTATTTCACAAACAGAAGGCAGTAATTTTAAAGAAAAAGATGTGTTTTATAGTGGAAAATATATGATAACAGATATTACACATGATTTAGTTTTTAAAGATGGTGTTACTAAAGATTCTGCTACCGCATCTTACACCATTAGAGTTCGCGCTATAAAAGATTCTAAAGGAGATGAATATGCCTAATACTCATTTAGGTGATCCTACATTTAGGTGGTGGTGGGGTTGTGTGGAAGATAGATTAGATCCTTTGCAAAAAGGTAGAGTTCGTGTTAGAATTCATGGTTATCATAGTCCTTTTCAAAAAGATATACCAACAGAAAATTTACCTTGGGCAGAAGTAGTACAACCTGTTACTATGGCTGCATCTCCTCAAGCAGCACCAGTAGGATTATTTGAAGGTGCGTGGGTTTTTGGATTTTTTAAAGATGGGAATGAATGCCAACAACCAGTAGTATTGGGTTGGCTTCCAACTTTACCAGAACAAGAAAAAAATAAGGATACTGCCGGTAATGATACTTTGCAACAAAAAGGAGACGCCGGAGAAACGTTTCAAAAAAATTATGGCGATGGGTTTAGAGATCCAAGAAAAGAATCAGATCTTAAAAAATTTCCATCAAAAGAAGTAGAAAGAGAATATCCTTTTGGTAAAGGATTAAAAACAGAAAAACGTGGAGTTCAATTAAAAGAAAAAACACCCAAAAAACAAACAGATAGACAGGGAAGAACAATAACAATAAATGATGAAAAAGTTCCAACAACAATAATTGAACTTAAAAAAACTGCAAGACCTGAAGGGTTATATGATGCTTCATATGTTGCAGACATAAAAGTTACAAAAGAAGAATATGAATGTGGCGTTATAAACATATCAAAAGCAAATAAAGGAACATTGAGCGGACTGGGTTCTGGAAAAAACGAATTTAAAAGCAGTATGTTTTCTTCAGAATTTAAAAATTGGAAACTTAAAAAAGAAGAACCGCTTGATGCAGCTGATAGAAAGATTTTAGGTGATTAATAGTGTCTAATTGCGATAATCCAAACATAATACAACCAGGCTCAGAACCGCCAGTTTCTGGAAAAAACAACAAAGGACGGGGTGGTAAAAAACCACTACCTTCCGGTGAAAATGATCAACAAGGCGGTGGTTCGGTTGTTACACCCAAAAAACCTAAAACGTTTTCAAACCCAATAACTCCCGGTTCTTCAGGAGACGTAACGGCATCTTCTGGTACAGGTGGAACTGGAGGAGGATCTGGTGCCGGTGGTGGAACTGGAGGAGGATCTGGTGAAGTATCAATAAATCGTGCTCAAGCATTTTCCGGTAAGGGATTTTCTGGGCGTGCAGAAAATCAATGGATACAACCAGAAACAGAGTATGGTCGTATAAAAGGAAAAGAAATAAAAGGAGAAGATGGTTGTAAAGGACAAGAAAAGAAAAGTAAAGAATTTAAACCAAGATCTTTATATCCTTTTAATAAAGTAAATCAAACCGAATCTGGACATGTGTTTGAAATTGATGATACTCCGGGCAGTGAAAGAATAACATTTTTTCACCGTTCTGGTTCTAATTTTGAATATCATCCAAATGGTGATGTTTTAAAACAAGACGTAAGAGATAGTTATTTTCATGTTTTTAGAGATCAGTATGTTCATTTGGGGGGTTATTCTTCTGTAACCGTAGATAAAGGTTTAAAAATACTAATAAATTCGGATGAAGATGAAAATACAAAAGAAGAAAATGTCAATTTTGATATTCATATAGAGGGTAATGCCAATGTTAACATTTATGTTAAAAAAGGACATATGAATGTTTCTTTGGTTGAAGGTGATATGAATATGAGATTAGAAAAAGGAGATATAAATCTTCGTCAAGATGAAGGTCATTTCAACCATACAGTTGCTGGAGATTACAATTTAGAAGTTGGTGGTCATATGCATGTTGTTGTTGGTGGGGATGTAGTAAATGAAATTGGTGGTAATAGAGATGAACGGATTGATGGTAATTTTGATCAAAAATATTTAACAAAACAAACAAGTTATCTTGGTGAATATTTAAAAGGTGAAAAAAGAACTTATGTTGGGAAAAATATGATAACCGAGGTATCCGAAAAAGTAAGTGAAACCGGAAAAGAAAAAGAAGAAAAATACGACGATAAAAGACAACAAATTAGAAATTACGCTATTAAATCGGAAGAGTCTTTATTGTTAGAAACAAATGTGTTTGTAACAAACACTAAACAAACTAAACTGCGATCTACTTCTAATTTTGACATTTTTGCCTGCTTGGAGGGTGGTAGTAAATTTAACATTTATTCGGAAACCCCCATAGAAATACAAACTCAAAAGGTTATTAAAATTTGTTCTGTTACAGATGTTGTTGAATTACTGTCACCAAAAAGCGTCGATGTTAAATCTGAGAAAATTAAGTATAAGGATAAAGAAAACGGTGAGGCATTTAAAAAGTTGTTAAAACCTGATATTTCGTTGAGCAAACTAAACTTACCGGATGTAGATAAAACTAAAAATCATATGGAAAATAACAAAAAAGAATGGATACCGACTAATTCTAAAAAATAAATAATAATGCATTTTCAAAAAGGGTATGTTTATGTTTAATTTGTTAAAATCTATACCGGCCGATGCTTGGTTTGCAATTGGCACATCAGTCATTTCTTTTTTAATGGGGATTATTTTTACAATTATTCGTTGGACTAAAAAGAAAACTTCAAATCATTCTCTTTTTTGTAAAAAAACTGGTAAAGATTTTACAAATATACACAGTCAAATTAATGAAATATTGACAGAAATACGAGTAGAATTGGATTGCGCGCGTGTTTTTATTTCACAATTCCATAATGGTGGAGATTTTTTTAGTGGCGAAAGCATTTTAAAATTTTCAATAACCCATGAATCCTGTTTACTGGGTATGGAGCAAACTATAGATAAACAACAAAATGTTCTTTTGACAAGTTTTACTGATAAATTAAAAATATTACAAGAACCAATTCCAGAAATAATTTTTACAAATAATCTTCCCGATAGTCATTTTAAAGGATTTATGGAATCTAGAAACACCATTGCTTTTGTTTTAATTCCATTAATTCAAGTAGGCAGACCTTCTCCCTTTGGTTATGTTTGTTGTGAGTGGTGCAGTTGGAAACATGCAGAACAAATAAATTATACAAAAGCAAACGACACACTTTCAAAGAATATAAGAATAATTAAAACTCTTCTTACAACAAAATGAATAAATTAAGAATAACAGATTTAAGCAATGATTTTACAATCAATCCCATGACAGGTGATCTTGCTGTTAAAAAAGACATAGATGCTATTAAACAATCTATGAAAAATTTACTATTGTTAGAAAAGTTTGATAAACCATTTAAACCCGATATTGATGCCGGTATAAAAGAATTTCTTTTTGAATCTTTTCCGCAAGCAATTTTAAGAGATTTAATTGATGAAAGAGTAAGATACATAATTTCTAGATATGAACCAAGAGTTGAATTGGAAAAAGTGGAAAGTGTTTTAAACGAAAACTTATTAACTATTAATGTTGAATTTAAACTAGTAAACAATAACAATCTAGGCAGTCAAACTTTGCAAATACTGCTTGAAAGGGTAAGATGAATCCTGATTTTTCCAAATTAGACTACGAAGACATAAAGCAGAATTTTATTTCTTTTCTTAGACAACAAGATAAATTTAACGGCTATAACTTTGAAGGTTCTGCTTTAAATATTTTATTAGATATTTTGGCTTATAATACACATTATCAAGCACTTTATAACAACATAACATTTAATGAAGCATTTTTAGATAGTGCTCAAAAAAGATCTTCTGTTGTTTCTATAGCAAAAAATCTTGGTTACACGCCTAGTTCTACCAAATCTGCTTCTTGCATGATTGAAGTAGAAAGGGGAGTAACAGAAACCGGTGGAATAGATGGGGGTACTTTAATTTTAAACGCTTTTACTGAATTTAAAGCAAGTAAAGATGAAGTCTCTTTTTCCTTTTATAATTTGGAAGACGCCACATTTAGTGTATCTGAAATAGATCAAGAAACCGGTTTACCTGTAAATTATACAACAGGACCAATAAAAATCAGAGAAGGAATACTAAGAGAAGTTAATTACGTTATCGATGGTGCTTTTCCCACAAAAAAGATAATCCTTAGAAGTGATAATATTGATACAGAAACAATAAAGGTATCTGTACAACGAAGTTCAAGTGATACTTCTGGTTCTTTAGAACCTTGGAGTGAGGTTAAAAATATTACTACAATTAATGGAGATACTAGAGCATATTATTTGGAAGAAGGACCAGATGGCTACTATCGAATTTATTTTGGTGATGGTATTTTGGGAAGAAGATTAAATGATGGAAATTTAGTTAAAATTACTTATTTGGAGTGCTCTGGTAGTTCTGCAAACGGAATAGGTACAAACGATGCGGAATTAAATAGAACTTTTAGATCAGTAAATACTAGCATAGACACACAAACAATTAAAGTTGTTTTACCAGCTTTTGGTGGTTATGAAAAAGAAACAATTCAATCAATAAAATACAAAGCACCTAAGAATTTTACTTCTCAAGAAAGAGCCGTTACTGTAGACGACTATTCAATAGTATTGCAAAAAGACTTTCCTTTTATTAAATCTATTAAATGTTGGGGTGGAGAAGAAAACAATCCTCCGTTTTATGGTAAAGTGTTTATTGCTATAAAACCAGAAAATAGAGAAGCATTAACGTCTGCTGAAAAAAATACTATAATTAAAAGTCTTTCTAGAAATAGATCCGTTGTTGGTGTAGTACCAGAAATTGTAGATCCCAATTTATTGTATTTAATTGTAAATGTCGATGCTAAAATTGATATTATCAAAAACAAGGGCACAACACAACAACTTAAATCTAAAATACAAAAAAGTATAGAAGATTATGTTTTAGAAAACTTAGATGTATTTGATGCAGATCTAATATCAAATGAATTAGAAAACATGATATTAAATAGTGAATTTTCAAAACGAAATAGTTAAAAGTGAAAGTATAGATAAACCAAATATTCAATCTGGTAAATTTACATACTTAGATTATAAAAATAACGCAAAAAATTGTCGTATTTATGATGATGGTATTGGAAACATGTATATTGGATTTGAAGAAGGAACCAAAAAGTATTCTTTAGGTAAATATGAAAATATTGATTTATCCACAAATGTACCAGAGTACGTTGGTTCTGTTGATTATTCTACCGGTTCTGTTACTTTAAATAAATTCAATCCATTAGATACCGGAACAACATCTATTATTAGTTTTTTTGCTAATGTGGTTGATAACGATGTGTTTGTAGATTCTAGTACTATTTTGACTATAGATAAAAATGATCCAAATTCTGTTGTAATAGATTTAATTGAGAGTGCCTTTAGGAAACCAATTAAATGATAGAACTATTAATTAAAACACCATCGCAAGATGATTTAATTTTTTCAGATAACGTTAGTATACTTTATGAAGTAAAAGATACTGATGGTGTTTTTAGTAAAGTTGTTTTTGAAGTAGCAGATCAAATCATAGAAAAAACAGAAAGAACTAATCTGTTTTATGTTAATTTACCCAAAAATAATTATGTTCTTGTTGCATATGTAAAAAACAAATACAATAAAGAAATACCAAATACAAGAAAAACAATATTATTTGAAACAAAACCAGTCACATTAGAATTAAAAAACAAACTTTCATCTGTTGTAGATACGATTATTCCAGATTTTATACAACAAGACTATGCTGCTTTTGCCGATTATGTTAAAGAATATTATAAATGGCTAGAAAGCACAAAAAATCTTAATTACATCCCTCATAATTTAGAAAATTATTTTGATGTTGATACTATTCCTCCAGAATTTTTAGAAACCTATAACGAAACTTATTTAAGTTCTCTACCTAAAGAATTTTCTATAGACAAAGAAACAGGAAATTCTATTGATATAGCCACAGTTATAAAAAGAATTAAGAATTTTTACTCTAAAAAAGGAACAGAAGATTCTTTTAGATTTTTGTTTAGGTTAATGTTTGATTCTGAAATAACCTTAACATATCCTAGAGAAAAAATATTTAAATTATCAAATTCTGAATGGTTTGTTCCGATATTTGTTAGAGTCAGAAATTTAACCAATACAGACGCAGTAGATCTTATAGGTCAGCAAGTATACATTAAAAACAGTGACGGACAAGTAACTTTTTCTGCAATAGTATTTGATTCATTTGTAGGAGTTAAAAAAGATAAATTTGTTACCACTTTATATTTGGAAAACATACAAGGAACATTTAGTGGTTCAAAACTTTATTATAAAACAAAAGTGTTAGGAGTAGAAGAGGAAAAAGAATTAGATTTATATTCAATGATAGTTTCTGCTAATTTTATTAATTGCCCCAAAAAGACAAGAGTTCCCGAATCTTTTGGTGAAAATAAAAAATACGATTATCTTGTTGGAGAAAAAGTATTTTTAGAACCACTTTTAGATACTAATCTATTGTGCCTTTCTACTTGTTTTTCTAATTTAGATGAAGATTTGATCGACAGCGGTGAAAGTTTAACCGATGTTGTTGGTGAGTGGAATAATTATTGGAACGCTACTGATTATGATGAAGGAGTAGACGTTAATGAAAATAATAATATTGATAATAGTGATTTAAACTTAATATTGAATAATGCGGTGCCTTGTAGAAAATGTATTCCGCATATTTTTTCCAATACACAAATAGTAAAACCTACAGGGGTTGGGTTTTATGCGTTAGTTGATAAAATTAACGAAAAGGGAGAAATAACAAAAATTAAAATAATTGATCCCGGAACAAATTATACTCAATCTAATGTTAAAGCATATTCTACAAAAATTGTAGGTAATAATACAAAAAAAAGTTATGATTGTAGAATAACTTACAATATAGGATATTTGTTTATAGGAGAGGGTTCTTACAAAAATAAAAAATCAATTCTTGGTTATTTTTCTGTATTGCAAGATAATTTTTATTATCAAGAAAATTCATATGAAATTGGTGCTTCCATTACTCCTTATCGTTATGCTGATGTTTTAAGAAAAAATGTTCATCCAGCAGGCTATCAGCCATTTTATAGATATGACATTTTAGATTTACTAATAGAACCACCGGAAATTAAACCAGTAATAGACTTTGGAGTTTTGGGTTATGATGGTGATAATAGATATGTGGAGCAGGCGCAACTAAACACTTTACTTTCTTCTAGAAATTATCCCGCTTTCACACCAATGTTAGAAAATACAATTATAAATAATTTGTCGGTTTTTGAAGAACCGTTTTATGGATATTATGGAAATGATTCTTCGGATTTTTCCAAACCCGTAAACTCTTACTTTCCTGAAATTGAAATAGATACAAACGAAAATACAACGGATTAAAGTATGCCAAATATTAACGGTTCAGTAACAAATGCAGATATTGTAAATTCATTACAAGATATTTTAAACAATCCAAATAATGAATTCAATCAAGCTCTTGCCAATTTATCTACCGGTACAACTGAACAACCTACAGATACTGGAGGAAGTGATTTTGTATTTGAAACAGATATAGTAGTAGGCACCGATTATAGTATTACTACAGATACTACGGACATTTTAACAACAGATTATGTTATGACAACAGATTATGTTGTAACTACAGATGTAACAACAGATTATGTTGTAACTACAGATATGACAACAGATTATGTTGTAACTACAGATATGACAACAGATTATGTTGTAACTACAGATGTAACAACAGATTATGTTGTAACTACAGATATGACAACAGATTATGTTGTAACTACAGATGTGACAACTGATTTTGGTACAGATACCACAAATATCTTAACTACTGACGTATTTGAAACAAATTTGGTAGATAATGCGTTGGATTATGAGGTGTGGGCAGCATCATGGGCACCACCAACCGCAGATGCTATTTCTGTTGTGCAAATGATTCCAACAACACCATATTTTAATTATGATCCTATTTTGGGAAGACAAACTGTTTCAAACATAGAATTTGAAAGAACTAAAGAAGTTGCAAATTCTGTTCCAGAGGGTAGACGAGTTTTGCTGGCAACTTATTGGCATTCTGCTTTAGCAATAGAACCAATTTGGCAATCTATAGAAATGCAAAATTATTATGCAGATCCTGCCAGAGATGGTATTGCTGTTACTCCAACAAAAAACATATTATCCCCGTGGATGGATACCGAACTTGCTGATATCAAAACCAGTGTTTCCTCATTTATTGATAAATGTGATGCTAATAATATCAAATTTGATTATATTTCAGATGATTCCGAAACTTGGGGCAGATTTAGTATTTGGTCGTTATATATTCCACAATCAGAAGAACCATGCATTGCTTGTGGTTCTACAACAGATTTTTCTAGTGTTGCTGTATCAAAAGTTGGTTGCTTTCAATGCATAACAAGTAAAGTTGGAAATGTTGACTGCTGGTGGGACCGCGATTATGCTTTATCTATTGGATTTGTTGATAATGGTCAGTGCACTGTTCCTTCTAATTTACCACCATGCAAACAAATTGCATGTGGATATGGTCACACTCTTGCTTTAACTGTTGATGGTAAATTAATAGCTTGGGGTGCGGATGGTTCCGGACAAGGCAAAAAAGGAACAGAAGCAATACAAGATCAAATTACTGCTGCCGGAAGAACTGTTACTAAAATAGATTGCGGTGCTTCGCACAATGTTGCTCTTTTAGATGACGGACAAGTTGTTGTTTGGGGAGCAAATGAAGGGGCGCAATTAAGTGATCCGGACACCTATTGGACAAATAAAGACTCTCCTAATTTTGGTGGAGTGGGTTATCCCGGTGGCTATCAACCACAACAAAATGAATTGTTTAAATACCATCAAGAATATTCTCCCATTTATACATGTGATGCTAATGGTAACTGCAATAGAGTCCATCGTTGCGCGGATAGTGCAGAAATAGCAAATAATCAAAGAGATTCAGCATCTGGTTGTGAATCCCCTTATAGATCTGCCGCGCAAAGAATTTTAAATGGTGAAACTCCTTTCTTAGATTGGCAAGGAAACCAAATACCGGGTGGAAGAGCAGTGGCTAATGGATTGTTTAACAATGGTTGGGAAACTGTTACTGGTGCGCCTTACGATTATCAATTTTCCAGAGAAACAACTGGGGATGAAGAAAGTGTAAATTTTAGTAATGGTGGTTGGGTAAGAAACGCTGATACTAAATCCGCATTAGGTTTTTCTCCAAAAACATATATTGATGTAAAAGCAGGAAGAACACATGTTATTGCTCTAGCAGACGATGGAACGATTGATACTTGGGGTTCAAATTATTATTATGCAATTACTGGTAGTGGCGCGCATGGGTGGGATGGAAGGACTCCATGTAACTATACAACATGTTTTCGTCCAACAACATGGAATTCTACAACATGCTCTAATTGTTTTGGTAGAGCTGGCTCTGGTAATCCAAATTCAAGTGCAACAATAGTTGCAACTTGGGGACATAGAAATTCGGCAGCAGTAAAAAGTATAAAAACATTTGGTGTCGTAAGACACATAGGAACCAGTTATTATAATTCTGCTATTGTGGCAAATACTGACCTTTCAGGTACTAGTTTTGGAACAGTTACTCCAGGTAATATTTTTGTTTGGGATAGAAATGAACATGCTGAGTCTGTGCCAGATATTACTTTACCTAATGGAGGCATACCAGCTGGACCATATAAACAAGTAACAGGTGGTTATCATCATTTTGTTGCTTTAAGAGAAAATGGATCTGTTGTTTGTTGGGGGGAAAACAGTAATGGTGAATGTAACGTTCCAACAGAACTTTCATCACCAACTTCTCCATTAGATGAAGTTGTTTGGGTTGGTGCTGGTCGTCGTTGCACATTAGCAAGAACAAAAAGTGGTAAATTAATAGGTTGGGGTGATATGCGTGCTTTGGGTGGTCAAGCAAAATTAGATACTCTTTCTTTACCACAACAAGGCGGGACAAGAAATTGTTGGGACTACACAAACAGACATTGTACTGGAGTTTATTTAACCGATGAAAACGCTCTTTTTGCGTTTGTCCAAGATCCTCGTTTTGAAGGAAAACTAATACCACTTTTTGCAACAGAACAAGCGCCACTGGGAAGAAGTTTATCTGATGTGTTTTTTGAAAGATATAGTGCATTAATGATACAAGCCGGTGAAATTCCGGCGGAATCTTCAATTGATGCATTAAGTCCTTTATTTGGAGTTGAACCAAATGTAATTCCTTGGGCAAACACAAATAATAAATCTGCAACTAGAGCATGGAATAGTGTTATAATTGATCTTGCTTTGGGTTATTATAGAGCAAAAATGTGGGAAGATGTTTTGCAAGATAAAGGTTGGACAGATACTAAACTTGGTCAATATGGATATTATCCATTAACTGTTGAACAAACCAAATATTTTGAAGATTACAACGGTGGAAATTGGTCGGAACCAAGACAATTCTTAAATAACTGGATGGTTTCTCCTTGGTTTTATGGTTGGCTTGGTCAATTAGAGCAAAGTGCAGCATATTATTTAAATCCCGTAAATGATGAACAGAGATATTCTTATGTTAAAGTTCCTGCCGGATCTACACTTCCAAGTGGAGTAGTTAGATACAACAGTCCAGTCTGGTTGACATTTTTAAATGAAATGCGTCAACTGAGATCGATTTTAAATTCTTCACCAACCGCTTGGGAAAAATTAGTTCCTTGGATTACCGGACCATTAACTGGACATCAGGGTGGTTCTAACGAAACCGCTTATAAGTATTTTTATGATCAACGTTATTGGAAAGAAATAGTTCTTCATTTAATATTACATGGCACCAAATTCTTTAACTATTGGGAAACTTATGGTTATAGAACTGGAGGCTGTATTGCTTCTGAAGTAAACGAACCTTGGTGTACTCATGATACACAATATAGACAAAGCACACAATTACATAATGTTTTGGAAGAATGGAGACTTCAAAGCGGAAATTCAAGAAGTCAACCAATAACTTTAAATAACATTGCAGTAAACACCAATCTAATAGTATCTGGTGGTAAATTATTAAAAAGTAATTTATACTTATGGAGATTAACTGCTTCTCCAAACAGTGGAAATTATTTAAGAGCAACCGGAACAAGCGAGTCTAGAACAGATATACCTCAATTAATAGAAATACCAACCGATGAAAGAGGGGTTTGGTTACTTACAGCAAGTTCTCAAGTTCCTGAGTATATTGTATCTGAAACAGCAGGAACACAGGGCGATATAATACACTTAAATGATTTAAACCCGGTCGTTGAATCTCAAAAAGAGTGGATTTTAAAAGCATTTTATGGAGCAAATCCATCAGAAACTGATCAAAATCCATATGGTTTGCCAGGAAAAGGTATAGATTACCTATCAAACGCAAATATAATATTTAACTACAAAATATATGAAGGACATGAAGTATACACAAGAACCAATTTCCATATACCAAGCACTTCAGTTCCTCCTATTATAATAAAAACAGGTCCATCAACAACGCAAACAGTATCAAATAGTCCATGTTATTCTGGTTTGTTAAATTACGCCACTCCAAGTTTTACACAACTTTGGTTTACAGATGAAATGTATAAGCACGGAGAATGGGGAGAACCTATAAGAAAAGATAGACCTTTCCCAAATTCTAGTAGCACAGTTACAGTAAATCCAGTTTTAGTTGAAGGGACAGAAATATATCCAACTACGTACAATCCTACTATACCAGAAGATTATATTGGAGAACCACAAAGAAGTGTAGGAAATTCTACTGCATGGTGGAATTTGTCAGAAAATCTACCATTTAAAGATAATTTAACCGGGAAAAATTATCACTTAGATGGTTTTGACAAACCATTACCAGAAACAAACTCCCGTCAAATGCCTGGTATGACTTATAAATGGACTGGAGATACACATGCTCCAATTTTAGAAGAAGATGGTACAGCAGATCATTATTACTTTGATCGTTATGAACAATGGTTATTAAATATTAAAGCTTACAATGAAAATTTGTACACAACAAAAACTTTAACAGAATCACAAAACACTGCAATATGTCCAACAAGTCAACTGTTTGCGCCTAATATTGATACTATTTTATCTTCAAATTTTCAAAATGGAGTATTTAAACCACAATATTTACATTTAGATTTTGAATCTGCTTTAACAAATATGATGATGGTAGATGCGACCACTCGTTGGGGCATAGTTGATACTGCAAAACCAATTCATACAATTTATGTTTCTACTACTGGTAATGATAATAATGATGGATTAACTCTTTCTACTCCAGTTGGTTCTTTCCAGAAAGCAGCAAATTTAGCAAAATCTTACACAGGACCACTAAATGTAGTAATTAGAATAAGAGGAGGTACATATAGATTATTAGAAGAATCGTTCTATATGGATGAAACATATACTCTTAGTAATGGAAGAACTATTACTTTTAAACCTCACAACAATGAAGAAGTTATTATTAGTGGTGCATATCGTTTAAATACAGATGAATTTACATTAGTAACCGAGTCTTCAAATCCATCTGTTTGGAACAAATTACCAGAAAATGCTAGAGGAAATGTTTATGAAATTAATTTGTGTGGTTATGATCTTGGTATAGTTCCTCTTTGGTGGAGAGGAGATAGATTCGTATCAGAATCACAATTGCCAGCTCTTCCTGAATTGGTATTCAATAATAATTTGATGACATTAGCAAGATGGCCAAATAAAACAACAGGCGAACATACAGAATTTAAATTTGAATCTTGTGCTGTTATAGAAAATGTAATAGAAACTGGTTTAGAAGCGGATTTTAATACTGTACGAAGAGACGTTGATGCTATATTTACCTACCCATCATCTTATGATTCGGTTGTTGCAAACTGGGATGTTGATAAAGGAATATGGTTACATGGATTCTGGAAATGGGATTGGCAAGATGAAGTTTATAAAGTTTTAGATATAGACAAGGCTAATAGAAGAATAAAAGTATACTCAAGAAAAGGTACTTATGGTATTTTAAATACTGCTCCTTGTCCACCTTCCGGTGATGGAACATATAGACCAACAAACCCAAGTCCAAGAAGATGGTTTGCTTTTAATTTCTTATATGGTTTAGATTCGCCGGGAGAATATTACATCGACAGAGAAACTAGAAAGATGTATTTCTGGCCTCCTTCATCAATAAATTCTTCAACCAAAATAGAATTTACTTCAAGAGCAATGGCAGGACCAAGTCAAAAGAAAGACAGCAGTACTTTGGAGTCGGGATTAAACAGATATACTGGAAATGCTTGCATAAATTGTGATTCTTCAATACAAGGACACGAATGTTGTGATTATACGGTCCCTGAAAATGGTTGCACACACAATACAGGTGGAACCGATTGCACAGATAGACAAGTTGGACCACTTGGACAGGATCTTTCAAATGATGGTTGTGAATACATTTATAATGGTTGGGTAAAAGATCCAAGAATTCCGGGTTCTGGTGGTTGGTATCAATCTGGAGGAGCTATTCATTCGAGAACAGGATTTAATACCAAAAATTCTTTTGCTTCTCTATTCAAGTTTGTTAAAGTAAAAAATGTAGTAATTGAAGGATTAAAATTTGTAAATACTTCTGGTTCTGGTATTCATTTACATAATTGCAAAAACGTAAAAATTAATAAATCTGTTTTTAACAACATACGCAGAAGAGGAATTAATGCAGAAGGTGGTAAAAGTATAAAAATAGATTCCTGTGCAATAACAAATATTGGTTTGGGCGGTGTTGTTTTGACTGGTGGTAACAGACAAAAAATAATATCAGCAAATCATAAAATTTCAAATTGTATTATTAAAAACTTTAGTTTGCGTTCATATATTGGAACTCTTGGAATTTCCATGACTGGTGTTGGTATAAGAGCTACTAAAAATCTAATTGAAAACGGTGGCACTGCAATAAATCCAGCAGGAAATGATAATGTAGTAGAATATAATTACATTAAAAACATTGGAAATCACGGAGACGATTGGGGTGCAGTGTATACTGGAAGAAATATGTCTTCTAGAAACATCACAATAAAAAACAATTTCTTTAAAAATTGTAAATCATTATTGCCCGGTAGTGTTTCATATCCTTGCACCAAACCAGCACACACTCATGGTAATGCTGCAATATATTTTGATGATAGAGAATCTGGGCACAATATAGAATCTAATGTATTTTATGATTGTGGTTCTGGTGATTTTGGTGCAGTATTTTTTAATGGAGGTGTTTATCACAATATAATTAACAATGTTTTTGTAGATTGTCCAATAGCAATAGCACAACCCCTTTACAACGTAGATCGTTGGAATGGTGATGAGATATTAAATAGTGTAACACAAGTACAATCGT